GCTCCAAATTGTTTAATAGAGAATAAAGATTTATAAACTGCTTTACAATTTTTAAGACCGAATGACCAATAACAGCCATAACAGCCATCACAGCCACGACAGCTATAACAGCCATTTACATTTTCACAATTTACATTTGACATAAGTTTATAATTTAATGTTTAGTTTATTAGCTTTTGTTTACAAGCTTCCCTTGGAGATAAAGTCTTTAATTTGGTTAGTATGATATTGTTTTCTCTTTCCTGTTCATAAAATTATTCTTTAATGGCCATACCTAATAAATCTTTTATACTCTTTACACTTAGGACAAAAAAGTAATTTATTACTGAATCTTTCTTCACTAAAACGTATAATAGTTTTTGTATAACCGCATTTACACTTGTATTTAGAAATTTGTATAACCTCCAGCTATTTTAAGCATAAACCATATAAAGAAAAGAATTATGGGAGTTACTACTATGAACACTATTTTGTCGTATTTAGTCATTTTAAATTAAATACTTGATAATCTATTAATTTATCATCTATTCTCTCAGCAGATTCAGTATCAATGATTGTATGTTTTTCATAAGTATAACAATTACAATCTACATCAAGTGAATAATTATTAAGATAACAATTTACTTTATAATTATCACCTTCATATTTTATTATGTAATCAGATCCACCTACTGGAGCAAATTTTTTTATCAAATTAATATTATTATCTTCTAACTCGCTAATTTCATTCCAATAAGCTTGATAACATTGTTCAACTTCTTTTTCCCGTTCTTCATACCAACTATCAGGAGGACCATCAAAAACGTATGTTCCACACCCACTTAATAAAATAAGTAGTAGAATTAATAGTATTTTCATATTAATTTATCTTTACTTTATCTTTTATATAACAAATATATCTAGTGGTTGTTGAAAATTTATAATAACCAAAACTAATAATATGATTATTACTTACTATTTCATATTCAGTTTTTTCTTCTTTTGATAATGCTCTATACTTTTCAGGAACTATCCAATCTTTTGTATATTTAATATCTACAAAATCACAATATTTATTCCTGTCATCACCAAAATAATCAATACGGTTTTCTACAACAAACTTCTCCTGCCACTCATATTTAGGTCTAACATCATTAATCCACCTCACAAAAAAGAATAAAGCTATAATAGTAGTAAAGACGATACAAACCTTATAAAATGTTTTAATCATAATATTTACTTATTTCTTTATTTAAGTTTTTTAGAGCTTTTTTTAGAAAGCGTCTTAATTTTATTTTCCTGTAAGGGATTTTCTTTAACCTGCGGATAGTGTTATCTCTATCTTGTTGTAGTATTATTAGAGGTTTCATATTAAATTTTATTCCAGCAGACCCATATTCTGCCTTTACCTTGTTTAATTTTTTCGTTTGCCCATCTAGCACTAGCATAGACATCAAACTTTTCTAATATACTAATATCTTTGTGTACGCTGTTAATCTGAAATAATCCAACGTCTAAAGTATTATTAGTATTGATGTGCCAAGCATCTTTATTCATACTTGATTCACACATCGCTAAATTTACTAACACATCACAATTCTCGCCATTTGTAGCTAAACAAATATGTTCCTCGATAGTAGGTTCAATAGCCTTTGTAAGGCTTATTTTAGCCTCCACGGGGCTTATAACAGGATAAAGGGCATTAGATACCTTTCCAGCTACTAAATCGCTTAAAATGACGATTTCAACCAAAGCAATGGTGATTGCGATAATGAAGAAAGTTCTCCATTTGTTTGATCTTTTTGCGAAGCGACCAACTTCATCTCTAATTTTTCTTTTTGTAAACATTTTTATTTTTGTTTAATGATTAAGCCTCTCTTGCCATTAGAGGTTTAAGCACTAAACTCTATCGGGATATTCATCTCCCCACTCTTCATAACAACCAATACATCTACCAGTTTCTTCTATTGAATCTAAATCGGCGTTATCATTTTCTTCATCTTCTACATAATCAAGACCACATAATTCACACTTAAGAGCTGGTTTAGGTTCTGGTTTACCAATTTTTGATTCATCTAATAGCATAACTATAATTATCTTTAATCTTACCTTCTTTTACTTCTTTCCAAGTAGGGGATTGATGTATTTGTTTAGGAGGATTCTTTTTACCGAACTCTACTAAGCGGTTAAAGTTTTTAATTGTCTTTATTGCTTCTTGCATATTCCGTTTTTAATAAAGTTTCTATCATATCAGATAAATTAAATTCTGGTTCTAACATTTCATCATCTACCTCATAATCCCTATATAATTCAGGAATAGGTAAAGTAGAATTTAACTTATTTTTATGATTAGTAATATCTTGAATAATTACTCTTATTTTTCTTTTCATATTATTTATTTAATTCTTTTAATCTTTTAAGCATTTGGGCGTATTCTAAAACCATGTCATTTAAAACAGCTTGTTTGCTATGAGGACGACCAGTGATGCTGATGCGACGACTAGTTTCTTTAATAATCACTTTTTCGGCTGGTTCATAAACTCTAAACATTTTTGATTTATACATAATTTTTTCTTTATCTAATTCTATCTTAGCATACATTTTTACACTTGTCAAGCATACTTATCAACAGGCTATCTTAAAAACTTAAAAAGGCAATATTCTACATATCCTTTAGTCTCTCTACGAGATATAACTTTATTTTCAGCCATCATTCTAGCTGTTCTAGACACAGTAGAGGGTTTATGAGATAAATAGCTTAAATTACGCTCTAGAGAGCCTCCTGAGAGTCCTCTGGGGTGTTTTTCTAGTTCTTCAATTATATAATCTTTAATTCTCATTTTATTTCTTCTGGGTCAGGAATTACTAAGTTTAATTCCATTGAAGCCCATCTTTTAATACTTTCTATATATTCACTAAATTCTGTTGTTAAAAGCTCTGTAGTAGAACAAGGGACTATTTTAATTTCATTACGCCACTTTATTTCTTTTTTAGGAGCAAACATCTGTTTTAAAATTTCATGAATTAAATTTCTTTCTTGTTCATTATTAAAATCAGATCCATTTTCATCACAAATCATTTTAACAACAACCGCCCAATAATATTTATTAGATTGAATAGTCCGTCTTTTACCTTTTTCTGCAACAGTAACTTCTACATTCTTTCCATTAAGGGAATAGATATAGTCATTAAACCTTTTAGGGTTTATCAGTTTTAGCTTGGCTTTTTCTATTGAGCCGTAGAAGATTGGTGTTGGTTTCATAACCTAAATAGTTTAAAAATAAATCTTTTCCATCTAGAAATTTCAATATCATACATACAAAGATATAAATCAGCTATCATTTCAAAAATCTCTTCTTCTGTCCTGCCTTGAGTCATGTATCTATTTCCGTCTGGTAAATAACAATAGGCTAAATAAAACCCATCCTCTTTCCAAATATTAAACTTATATTTTCCTTCTATCATTTTCTTCTATAATTACATCTAAAATTACTACACTTATCTACCTCTTTATTTTTAGAAGCGATGTATTGTTTTACTAATTTAGATTTGCATTGCGGGCAACGTTTAGACATATTATTTATTTTTACAGTTTGGATAATGATAGCTTCTTCCACCAACAGCCATATCTGTTAACCACCATAAACCATTTTTATCTTGTAAAAAATCTACTGACCAGTATCCAGTAAACCATCTACCAACATATTTGGCCATTAATTCAAGTTCTTTTTCGTCTTTTTTACCTAACCTTTGTAATTTTTGTAAATTAACTTTGCTTATACCATTTTGTCCAAATGCTTCTCTTGGCCAATAAGGATGATTACAAATTACTTTTCCTTTATTTATAAACATCCTACGCTCTTTAACGATTGGCATACTGTTAAAATGTGTAAAAATTGGTTTAGTTGGTATAAGTTCTCTTACCGCCCAAATTGAATAATCAAATGGTAGTCCAGCTATATTAGCTAGACAAGAATGTTCTACTAAATTAGCAACATGCGATATTAAATATTTATCGTCTAAATTATCTATATAACAAGTATCTTTCCAAGAATGCTTATCACTTGTCATACCAGTTCTCAAAAAACAAGGCAGTCCAATTTCATTAATGGCACTTTTTAATCTTTTAGCAAATGGATTATAACCATAAGGTCTTTTACCGTCTGCTAGAACACCTAATTTACAATCACTAGAATCAACCATAATTGTTTTTGGCACTCTCATTCCTATTTGCTTCAATAAAGGAAACCAATAAGACATATTATTTTTATTTTCTTCCTCGTAATCTGTCTTTTGTTCAAATGGATTCTTCATATTATTCTATATTACTCTCTTTTTTTACCACAGCGACATTGTTTTCTTCCATCTTTGTATTCTAAAACAAGGTGCATCTCACCACATTGTTCTTCTGGTGTGCAAGGATTATCTTTTCTTTCTTCTATTAATTCTTGATATTCATCTGTTTGGCATCTACCGCTACCATAAGCTCTTCTGAAAGCATCTGCCCAACATTTTTCACAAGCCGCCATATATTTAATTATTATTACTCTCTGGCAAAAGCTCTTCTACTATTTCCCAGTGTTTTTTATCTCCTATAGTAATATCAGGGTTTTTGTCTTCTACATCCTCTAATGAATTAAATATAGAGCGGATTAGTTTTTCTATATCTTTCCACTCGTATGATTCCCAGGTTCTTATTACCTGCCAATTAGTTCCTATCTTACGTAGTACTTGGAGTTCCCTGTAATCAAAAGCCCCGAATACAACTGCAACAGCGTAATATTCACTCTCCCAATATTTAGGGTAATATTTACTTTTCTTTGATTGGAATATCATTATTATCTTTTATCATTATATAAATCTCTATGGCAAGTAGGACATTTCCATTGGGCCATAAAGTTCTTTTTATTTTTCTCCCAACATCCGTCTTTTCCAGCTCCGCCAGCAAATCCTAATGCTTCTAAATGATACCAAGTTCCTGATAAAGATTTTAACTTAATCGCTTTTCTAATTTCATCTACTGTTGGACAACGATGATACTCTTCTCCATAATCTCTAATGAACTTTATAATTTCTATTCTTTTTTCTGGTTTATATTTCATAATAAAGTATCTTGTTTTAATCTTTTATTGCAAAGTTTTATATATTCAGGATTGAGTTCAATGCCGACATAATTTCTACTAAGATAACGAGCTACTTCGGCAGTTGTGCCACTCCCCATAAAAATATCTAATACTATCCCTTTTGGCGGACAACCAGCTTTAATCGGTGTAACAACAAGTTCTTTAGGAAAAATTGCAAAGTGTGCATCTTTATACCCTTTAGGTGGTATTTTCCAGACAGTTCTTTTATTCCTGCCTTTAGACATATCCATAATTGCATATCTTGATAATACATCCATAGAAGATTGAGCTTTATTATTTTTATCAGTTTTATGTATTTCAGGATTATATTGTTCGTTATTTTCAATAAATTTTTTTGCTCTATTAATTGAAACTTCTGCCATTGGTTCTGTCTGTTGTTCAAAATAATATTTCTTATTCTTAACAAAGAAAAATATCTTTTCAAAATCTACTGTAAATCTATCATCTGCTGAACTAGGCATACAATTAGGTTTATACCAGATAATTTCATTACGGAGTATCCAACCTCTATTCGTCATTTCTATTGCAAAACGAGAAGGAATTTGAATAAGACATTTATCAGATATTCTATAGTCTGGATTTAATTTAGGCTCTATATGAACTTCTTTATTTTTTGTTAAAGAATGATTAACACCATCTTTTTTTCTTTGGCCTCTTGAATAAGTATCGCCAATATTAACCCAACAAGTTCCTTCTTTTTTTAAAACTCGTTTTACCTCGTCAAAAATATCACAGAGTTTATTAATGTATTCTTGGAATGTAGGCTCAAGTCCGAGTTGTCTGTCAACTCTCTTAGCTCCACATTTACCACAAATCTCTTTATAAATTGCATCTCCAACTGCGTGTCCTTTTTCCGCCATTGCTTTATGTCCAGTAGCAGTATTTTCACTTTTCTTACTATCTCGCCAATGATTACAATCTTTCTTACCACCTTCCCAAGTAGCAGTTCCATAATCTCTAAGGGCTCATTTACCAATACGGTGGACTTGTGATTACCATATCCACACATTCGTCTGGAAAGGTTTTGAGAACACTTAATGCTTCCCCACAAACCACCGTATTTATTTTTTCTTTGAATGTTTTTTGCGATGACATATTTCGCATAATGTTATTAAATTTTTAACCCTAAACCTTAATTCAGGATATGCCGACCACGGCTTTATATGATGAACTACTAATTTATTTTTAGTGTGTCCAATACCACATTCCTGACATTTATATTTATCCCGTTTAAGTATGGATTTTGCTAATTCTTTCCAAACACTACGAGCATATTGAGATTGTCTTTCTGGACTATGACCACCATTCCAATTGGGATTAGATTTTCCAGTTTTGCCAAACATTCCATTATCTTTTCCTTTTAATCCCCAATATTTTTTTAATCTTATTTCTGCTATATCTCTTGTCTTAATATTAAACTTTTTCAGAAAATACAATATATTGTTCTTTTTACATTTTTGTTCTATTGCTATCTGTTCTGCTGATTTTTCTTTTTTAATATATTCCGAAACAAGCCAATCTTTATTCCAATATGGTTTTGGCTTTCTGTAAGTATATCCTCTAACAAATTGTCCTTTTTTATTTCTCATACCTACATTATATACCATATTGGTCTATAAGTCAAATTACAAAGCCCAATAAGGTGGTGAAGTAATAACCATATCAATACTCTCGTCTGGGAATGTTTTAAGAATATCTAAACAATCTCCTTGATATATTTTATTTACTTCCATAAGCCTATTTTAATAAGAGTAAGGGTTTTTATCCTTTAATGGGTTTAAAGCTCAAATTTTATGTAGGTATAAGCTAGAAACCGCCTTTTTTGAGGGGGGTCTCCCTATTTAGGGAGGTGTTTATCACAATAATCTATTACCCCCTTCTTTTCAATAATTCCTGTAATGTGACTATAACAGAATTTATTTTTACAGATTGAGCATTTAGCCATTGGATTGGTGTAGCTTACTGGTGTATCACAAGTATTACATCTTCCTCTTGGTATTGCTTTTAATCTGTCTTTAGTTGCTTGATCCATATTATTTAACAGCCTCCTCTGGATCAACTTCTTTAGGTTCAGCAAAAGGATCATCATTAGTCATTAAAGCTTGTAAATCAATATAAGTAGTATCAAACTCTTTTTTAATCTCTTCAGCTAAAGGAGTAGGAGGACGTGGAGTTACTTCATACTTGGTATCATTAAACTCCATTCCAGTTCTTTTAATTACTATGTCGTAGTTTTGAGGATTACCCCACGCTTTATCACAATGCAAAGTGTAGAGAGTGTCGTGGATAGTAGATTGAGTAACTTCTAAGATTTTAACTGCACCTTTGTAACCAGTTACTTCTCCTGCATCATTTTTGATAGGAGTATCTTCATAATCCCATACAGGAAAAGCCCAAAAATGTTTAACTGGTCTTTTAGGGTTGATAGGCTTTGGAGCTGAATCCATACCAGTATAAGGAGTTCTTACTGGCTTATTATCCTCTGTCCAGTCTTCCCAACCTAGTAAAGCATCTCCTAAAATACGAATAGGATAACTGCCTTCTTTTTTAAATCTAAGATAACGACTTGATTGTTGTGGAGCTTCATAACCTCCTGGTAAAAATGTGTTCATAATGTTTTGGTTAATTAATAAGTTTATTTAATTAATGGAATTAATCTTGATAGATGTTTCATTGCTTGGGCAATCCAAAAATCTTTATCTTCTTTATTAATATCTCCATCAATGGCATCAACTAAACATTCTAATGCTTCTTGTAATTCTTTTTTTGCTTCTTCCATAATATTAATCTCTTAGATAATGCTCCAGATAACCCGTACGAGATATAGCCTTGTCTCATTTAGTCGAGATGCTAAGCTATTTAGGTACTAAGTATCTAGAACATTGTCTAAGTTATTAATTTTTATTTTATAGCCTTTCTTTAATTTAGTAGAGTTTCTTACTTTAATCCACTTGTTATTAATTAATTGCCTGAATACTACTGATTTATTTTTCATTTCTTTTCTTATTTAAAATACCATCTAAATATTTAGCAATACTTGTTTTGCCTTTCTTTTTTTTTAAAAAGTCCAAATTAACTTTTCTTATTCTTACTAAGTGTTTAAACTCTGAATTGTCCCACTTATTCTTTACCATATTGTTTACTTAGTAAACTTAGTTAACTATTACCCCCTCCCCCATAGGGGCAACCTCTAAACGAGGTTATGGGGTATGGGGGTAATACAGCAGTGCGTAGTTCCTTGTTTTAAAAGGTGAACTAGAGTAAGTCCTTATTTATTTGGGATTTTTTTATTTAAAAACCCGTAAAAAACTATCTGCCGTCCGCCACCCACGTGGTTTCTTCAGATAGCCTTTTACAGGCATTTAATGTGGGTTTGGACGGTTTATTAGATTGTGGATAAAATATAGCATAGTCTAAAAATAGTGTCAACACTTTTTATTAGGCTAATCTTAGCCAAGTAAAATATTTATACACAGGCATAAAAAAACTCCCCCGATTAAAGGGGAGTACAAAGTTTTGTTTTAGGCCTCTATATAATAAGACGTTAACTGAGTGGATTCGTTACAGTTAAAATAGTAAAAGAAGCCAAAAAAGCCAATAAGAATAACAGTATAAATAAAGATATTGCTATTAAGTTATTCATTTCCGTTTATTACATCTTAAACATACCTTATAAGAAGGAAAATTAGAGAATAACCCTTCGTGGTATTCCCATTTATGTATTCCTATAAAGCAAAGCCACTTCATTTAACTAAAGTCTTTGAACCAAATGCTACTGGGTCTTTAGAAATTAAACCTACAATCAACTGAACTAACCCAAATCCAGTCATTACTAATTCTGGTAAAACTTCTGCCATTGTTTTCTCACCTGTAAAGATAAGAGAAACACCTGTGATTAACGCTATGACACCAGTCCATAGACGTTTACTGCGAAACCATTGTTTTTCCATATGTTTTTTTTAATGTTTAAACTTATCACTACCTTTCACGTCATCAAAGCCTTGTACCTTGATTCCTTGCAAAGTAGCGTAATCTTTTAATTGTTTGAACTTATCTTCGGTAATTCCTTTCAACTCACCCTCTTTGGTTGCATCATTTAAACCAATATTGACTCTGCCTTGTACCCATTCATCATTTGTCCACCAACCTAGATATTTGATAAGCTCATCACTTACAAAATACATCTCACCATTAGCTTCGTATCTTTGAATACGTTTGCCTTGAAAATTATTATAGACAATTTGACCAGCACTATACTTATCATCCTTAGCTCGTAACTTATACTTTTTAACAAAAGCAAATGGATAATCCCAAGCTACTTTCTTAAATGGAGTACCTGACGAATCCTTATAAGAATCTAATATCCACCAGTATTGCCCGTATTCAGCACCTACTGCAATGCCACCAGTCCAATGATTATCATTAGCCCAATTAGGTTTGTAGTAAATACCATTCTTTTGATACCAAGCAGCAACACCTACTCCTAGAGGCGAAAACTGTAATTGATGATACATAATATCTTGTATGGTATTAACAGGACTAGGGAACAACCACTCATGTCCAAAGTCCCATCGGTCTTTCCACTTTGCAGCTTCAGCCATCATTGCAGGAGTAGGAGTCATTATAAGATCGGTTTTCTTCTTCATCTCTCTAGTAAATGGATATGTACCAGCAGGAAACATACCATACTTACGAATAGCCTCTGCTACCTTATGGGGACTACCTCCTCTATAAGGGCTAACATTAGCCAAATTAGCCAAAGGAATCTCATCGTACTCCTCATACTCTCCGTACTTAGCTAATTGAATAAGTTGAATCATATTCTCTGTACCAAATACAGTACAAAACATTGATTCAATTCTTTTTCTTTGAGCTTCAAAAGCAAGACGTTCAGCTTCAGGTTTCCAATTCCTGTCGGCTTTTAAGACAGTCTCCTTACCAAACTTAGCTCCTAGCTCACCAACTAAACTAGAGTAGTGATCTCCGTCAGCGTCTATCAGCTTTTGTTCTGCCTTAGCATCAAAGCCTTCATTCTTTTGTCTAACAAATCTAATTGCCTGATTTAATAATTCCATATATTTAGTTGTTAATTATTTAGTGGGGCAGCCTTTCGTCTGCCTTTAAGCAAGAAACGCATCTAAGATATAATAATACTTTACCTCGTCAAGTCTTTCTTTTACAGGGATCATCATCTCTAAATCATCATGACACTCACGACAAATAAGGATTGTTTCATCACTTCTGAAAAATCTTTTGGGTAAAATGTGATGAACTGTTAATTGTTTTCTTTGATGACATTTAGGACATTCCCCATATTTTCGTTGCTGCTTGCATCGTTTTTTCATCTCTCGCTCCCATATATAAATGAACTTATTTTTTAAAGTCGTATTTACTTGGATCGTAATTTGGACTATCTAAATCTTTATATATATCTTCATCGGTTATATCCAATGTAAATGAATAATCAAGAGATTTAATTATCCACCAAATTATTATTATTGAGATTATTAAAATGATCGCCATCCTATTAAAGCTAATACTGATACAATAAACCCAATTATTATAACCTGAATACTACGAGTAAAAAATACTTCTACCCATTTCTTGGTATATTTTTTATCTGCTTCCTTAAAAAATTCTCTATTAGCTTCTAACACAGCAATTTTTATATCTTTTTTAGTAACCAAACTACTAAGTTTATCTTTAATTTCTTTAAATTGTTGTGCTGTGTTTTCCATAAATTTTCTGGTTTCAGGACTAGGAAATGAATGTTCTTGACCATATTCAAACCCTTTGTTATAAATTTTTGTTTTTTCATCTTCGTTCATACTAATTCATATTTACGCTAATTACTTGTGGAAGTTCATAAGTTATTTCTAATTGAGGACGATATGAAGCTGTACCATGATCTTGAGAAGCAATCGTAATTATATGAGCAGTAGTACTAATAAAACCATTCCAATAAGCATCCATTTCAATATTTGTATAACCTGTTAAATTTACTTCTGCACAAACAGCATCTGCAGTTGATGTTAAACTTTTTGCTCCTGCTGTATTAGTAGTATTAGTACCAAGTAATGTTCCATTAGTTATCGTTAATCCATAATCAGTTGTTTCTAATGTTGAACCTGCTGTGTTACTTCCAATATAAACTTTATTATCTATATTCGCATCATTACCTGCAAAAGCAGTTACTCGCCAAGAAAGTTTTACTTGAATTACTACTGCATTATCTGGTAAAGAAGAAGTATCAAAAAACATAAAAACATGTTTTTCTGAAGCATCAACATCTTGTTCATTAGAAGAATTAGCACCAATCAACATCGTTGTAGCAACAGTATTAACACTACTGGTAGTACCATAACCATCTTCACTTGAACCATTAAATGTTTCTACAGTTGCCATTATCTTTCTCTCCTTTCTTCTCCTTCTGGAGTCCAATAATCACTATCCCAAACTGGAGCTTCTCTTAATTCTACATCGTATCTTCTAGTTTCTGGATTATAGCGACGGTGATAATTATCTGGCATTGGAACTCCATGTTCTCGACCATATAATTGTCTTTCTCCTAGAGAATAAATTTCATTATATTCTTTATTATCATGACATTGAAAACGAATTTCTATCATGTGCTTTATTCTCATCGAACAATCATACATCATTTCAGTTATTAAATTTACATTATTACTTAGTATTTCTTCAACTCTCCTTTGATTTCTAACATTAGCAGCTGCTAATTGAATATCAAAATCTGAAAAAAGTTTTTGAATTCCATAAGCATAAGAACCACAAATCTCAATATCTTCTATTAAATTTGGTAATTCAGGAGCTTCACATACTCTTGCTAATTCTTCTATAATTTCTTCTATTATAGCTTGTAAAGTATCTAATTGTTCTTTACTAGCATTTTCAATAAAATCCATATCCCAAAATCGACCTCTTCTACCCCACCAATGAAGATGACCAATAGCTGGATGATTTCTTTCTCTAGGTTGTAATAGTATTTCTATCATATTTAATTTACATCAGCATCAAAATAACCCTCCACATTAATTGTTATTGTTTTAGCAACTATTTCAACGTGTTCAAATATTAACCATTTTCCTGTTTCAATCGTACTACTACTAAATGAAGTTTCTTCATCATAATAACAACTTGTTCCACTACTACCTGCTGATAATTCATCTATTAAAGTATCATTACCTGTACTAACATCTGTCTCACTACTAGATTTATATAATTCACAACCATAATTTTCAGTATCTGACATTAAAAATATTCTAGTTATATTAAAAGTGAATCCAGTATCATTCTGCCAAACACAAAAAGATTGAGTTGATCGTCCTGCGTGAGTACCTATTTTATCAGGACTTTGAACTGAAAAAGTAATAGTCTTTTTTACTTGATTCATTACTACCTGAGCAGAATTATCATCACTATAACCTCTAATCGCTTCTTCATTAGCATCCCATGAAAGTTCTCCAGCTGTACTAAGATCAGGATCATCTGCTGGAGTAAGTTTTATTGAGGCAAATTCTGGAGTTCCAGTAGTAGTAACGTCTTGGTCAATATAAGTATGATCTGTACCATTAGAACTAACATGATCATAAGCTGCTTTTAGTTCAGCTACAGTAACCACATTAGCACCAGCCGTTAAAGTCATAACATCAGTTGAGGAATTACCTGTTATTTTAGTAGAACTATCACCCCAGGCCAAACTTTGACCATTAGCCATTAAATAAGAACCTGAAGCATAAATATCTCCAATAACTGTTAAAGCATAAGTAGGAGCAACACCAATGCCAACTTTGCTATTAGTCGTATCTACTATTAAAACATCACCACCATCATTATTTTTTCTAACTAAGAATGCTTCGGTTGAAGTATCATCAATTAATACCTGATCTTGAAATGACATCTGGTCAGCTAAAATTTCAAATTTCTTATTACTCAAATGAGTAAATATCATGGCTGTACCACCAGTATCTAAAGTCAAATTCTGACCAACAGTAGTAATAACATTATTCTCAATATTAATTTGATCAATAGTAATTGAACCAGTAGTTTGTATATTATAAGAACCCAAATCAATATCAGTTGTTGCTCCAGTATAAGGAACATAAGTATCTAAACGTTGCATTGCTTGTTTAATACCTGAATCACCAATTACTCCACCTCGTCTTTTATGTTTTCGCATTTCTTCTGCTATCGTCTCATACATTTCATTTCGAAGACGATCAAATTCTTCAGCATCAAAATTATCTCCATCTTTACCAGGTTTACCTTGTGGACCTTGAGGACCTTCTGGTCCTGGCTCACCATCACGACCATTTTTAACTTCAATTAATTTTTTATTAACCTTATTAATAACATTATCAGTAAGTTTAGTCATTGCAGATTTTAACTTTTTAAAAGACTTTTTATCACCCTTGCTATATTCTTTAAGAATTTTATTTAATTCATTTTCAAAATAACTTAATAATTGATTTTCTTTATCAGCAACCATTAAATCAATTTTATTAAAAAGTTTTGGTTCTAATTTGTTTAGAAGTTTTGGTTCTAACTCTCTAACAAATTCAATAACTTTCTTAAACAGATCAAAAAACTCATCTCTTGAAAGAGTACCATTAACTATTGATGCTAGTTCTTTTATTTTTTTTAGTTTTGGATTTGTCATATTATTTAATTAGCAAATAATGCTCTTAATTCTTCATCAGTCATAATTTTTTTAGTAGTATCAATTGAACTGACCACACCTTCTTTAAAATCTTTAATCATTTGTTGTGCTTCTTTCTTAGTAATCTCTCCATTTCTAAGTAATCTACCAATACGATTTTCTTCTTTTGTATATCTTTTCCAGTCATCTATTGGTACTAACCGTAAATTAGATTTAGTATTTGAACCACCTAATTGTAATGGTATGGTGTGGTCTAATCGTAACTCATCAGTAGCTCCCCGTTCTTCTCTAATAGCTTGAGATTCTTCAAGCGACATTCGTTCTACAATAATTGTTCCATTATCAACTCGTCTTATCTTTTGACCAGTAAACCAACGATTAAAAGCAGTTACTGGGTCAACACCCAAAGCCTTAGCATTAACCCATATTGTATTTATAAAACCTCTTTCATCTTTACCACTAACATCTTCCCAAATTTCTCGTTTATCTGGTAATTCTTCTAAAGCCTTATCTAATTTCTTTTGTTGACCTTCACTAAGATAGTTTCTAAACTCTTCCTGCTTTGGTGCTTCCCAACCATCGTATATCCAAGCCTTTCTTCCATAACTTTTATTAGGGCCAGCATTTTGTAAGAACTCTACTTCTTCAGTAAACCATCTACGATTTTCAGCAGCAACACCAATATTTCTAATCCAATCTTTAGCAGCTATTGAACCATATTTACCACGTAAAATAGAACGCATTACCTCATCAGTATCTGAAACCACAGCTAACATTTTACCTTTTTTATCTCTAATACCACCCTCTTCTATAATTTCCATACCTTCTCTGATACGTCTCAACTGTTTTGGTAATCCCAATGCTTCTGATACAGCAAAGAAGGTTCTCTCCCATTCACCAGTATCCTTTGATTTGTTAAGGTTTCTTATAATTGTGTTTACATTACCAATAACAGGAGATGGTGATGCTTCTTGCTCACTCATAAGTGCAAATGCAACTTGTGAAACCATAGGAATATTACCAAGTAATGATTGAGTTACATCCTTTGCCATCTCTTTTTCATCACTCCATTGGAACGATAATTTTTCTATAGCTTGTTCTGCGTAAGCAATAACAGTAGCAGCAGCCATAACTTCAGCTATAGCCTTTGGCTTTGCCATTCCTTTAGCTTTTAGAACGTGTTGGAAAAAACCATTAAGCTGGGAAGTTAAAGGATAGAGAAACATTAAAAAGAAATTACCAACTTCTTTTCTAAAAAACTCTGGTCTTTGACCCTTAAAAAATCCACCAAACCATAAATCAATAGCATCTTGAGAACGTTTCTCTATAAGACCACGAACCTCTGGTGTTATTTCAATACCTTCTTTCAAAAACTTTTTATAGTTTTTATCCAACAAACCATTAAGTGCAACCTGAGCATTCTTTCTATCAAAACGAGTTAAAGCACCAGTAAATACTCTACCAACCTTACCCTGTAAATCGGCAATAGCAATATCACCACTTCTCTTAGTAATAGATGGTAATTTAGAAACATCAATATCAAATGCTTTAGCATATTGACTTTTAAACTTGGGTCGTGATTTAGCAACAATAGCTAATGGAATTTGAGTTAATGCCTGTTTAATAACTGATGAATAGTTAAGCCCTAATGAACCCATAGCTGCGGTCTTTCTAGCAAACTTAGAAATATCTGCAGCAGCTTTACCAGCAACTGTGACTGGAAGGTCAGGGGTAGTTATTGACTTCAACCAGCCGTGCATCAATTCATAATCTTTACCAGTAATTAAATTCTTAAACTGGTCGCTATCAATTAAATATTTTAAGTGTTGATCGGTCTCTGAATAATTAAGGAAATCTGTTATACCAGAAATCCACCTGCTCGCTACCTTTCTATAATCAGTCTCATATAATTGAGTAGGCACTTCTTTGGTACGTTCTTTTAATGAAAAGAATGATGGATGTTTTCTAAATAACCACTCTTGAGAACCCTGAGTATCAGCTAGTTTAATATCCTCCCTGGTCATTATTGGTGCGTAATCATCTACTTTACTAGGGACTTTACCAACCTTTCTAGATACTTCGAAAAATCTAGGTTCTGTCTCGGCTATAATACTGTCAAACAATTTAACAAACTTCTTTTCTTTAGGAGATAAATCAGCCAGCCTTACATTATATCCCTTGCCCTGACGATTTAAATAATACTTACCTATATTATCAGCTTCTTTACTTGAGAGATTAAAACGTGGTGCTGTAATCCATCCTCCCTCTTTAGTAAATGCACCCTCTTTAAATAATCCTGCTTCCTTGAAGCGATCTATAAAATCAACTCTTTGTATCTCAGCTCCTCTACCAGCACTTACAATATCATCATACATAAAGGCTAGGCCCTTACGTTCAAAATATACTTGTGGAAGCTCAATACCCCGTGCCACATTAAATATGGTTTCTTTTACATCATTAATTTTATTTGCTTTCTTCCACTTGAGCGGTAGCTCGTCTGTATAATCAGTCTCAACTTTTTTTATTTCATCCTTTGTAATATAGGTAGCAAGTGAGCCATCTTTATTTCTTTTTACTTTAACGGTGTCTACGAGCTTTGTACCGTCTTCTAATACAATATTAGCTATATCTTCATCTGATAAATGTTTCTTTTCTAATTTATCAATAATGACTTTTGTATTACCATGATATCTATCTACATTATCAATAGCATCAGAACGTATTTTTTTTTCTTTAACTTCTAACTTCTGAGCTTTCTTTTCAGCTATCTCTGCAGCTTTAACCTCCTTCTTAGTAGCCTTTATTTCGGCTTTTAAGCCCCCTCTAAGCTCTTTTCTAGTAGGCTGAATAGCTTTACCTGTTCCAAGCGTAAAAGTGTCTCCTACAATAACTGCTGGGAGATTTCTGGTTTCTTTAATTGGTTTTGTAATAACTGGTTTAGTAGACTTAGCTTTATTCCATATATCTGTTAGTTGGGATTTGGTTTTTAGAACATCTCTATTTATAACAACTGTTTCAGTATCGCTATATCTTACAGCATCATACCCATTTTTTTCTGCATATTTATATATGTCGTTCTGAACTCCACCAACACCCCCTTTTTTAACTACATCTTTAGCCGTTAATTCTCCGAATGGCTCTATTCTTAGACTTTTCGGAATATCATTAGTATCTAATACTTTTGCATCTTTACTTATTATATATTCTTTTATAGCACCTCTATCTTTATATGTTTGAGCATATTCTTTTGTAGTAGCAAAGTAATCACCCTTTAATGATTTTTTCCCATCTCTTAATTCGCCTGCTCTATATATTTTATCCTGTGCTTTAACAAACTCCTCTGCACTCTTATACTTCTTAGCTTCTTGGATTAGTGGGTCTGATACATCTTTAATATTAGCTTTATTCCAGATGTCTGTTAGTTGGGATTTGGTTTTGATTTCTGGTACAACACCATCAATGTGCCATGTTTTGTCTACAATATTAAAATGAGCATAAGTATCTCCCCTCTTCCAAAAATTCTTATTTGGTTGCTGTTCAAAACCAAGCCCTGAAAACAAACCCTCCCCCTTGTTTTTAGTAATTTTAACAATACTTTTTTCTTCACCAACCATATCTATCGCTTTTTCTATTGTTGGTTGTTTTCCCACAAACTCCTCTGCACTCTTGTACTTACGAGCTTCTATTGCTAGGGGCTCTAATTCTTTAGTAATTGTTTTCCGTACATCAGGCGTTATTTCCCTGGTTACTTTTGCAACTGGAACATCAATTTTTCTAACTGGTTTGATCTCATCAGCTGCTTTAGTAACTGGTTTTAATTGCTTAAGACTAACTTTACCTGTTCTAGTTGTGGTTTTTTGTACATCGGCTATATGAGTAAGGAGTTTAGTGGCCTGTTTTTGATTCTTAATATTAACAACTTCAGGAGCGAATTGCTTTACCAAATCATCCTCTACTCGTAATCTAGTCAATACCCTAGTAGCATCGCCCAAATTATTAGCTTCTTTTATAGCAAGTGTTACTCCTTTTTTACTTCCACCAAAACCAGTTAAATCAAGCCCAACATCGGCTAGAATGCCTACAAAAGCTAATTCTGTTGGGAAGTTTTTAGCTAATTTACCAAAATTAGATGATTCTGGCTCACTCTCGCCCCATTGTTTTACCTTTGTTTCTGCTTCAGCAATACGCAATGAAACAGATTTAATTTGATCAGTACCAAATATCTTTGTAAATCCTGGTGATACATCTAAAGTGTGGGGTGCCTTAACTCCTGGTACTGCCTGACTAAGCGTAACACCGGCACTCGCAATATTACGAGCTGTCCATTGAGCTATGTCTCTGGCGACACTTCTAAAAGCACCAGGTGTCTCTCTAACAATATCCCTAATTCTCACTTTTGGAGCAGGTGCAAAAAACTTCTTTAAACCAGTAAGATTGACAGTATCAAGCTTTGATGTTTTAGGAAGAGAAAAAGGAGTACTAGTCCTTCTACCTGATGAACCACGAAATAACTGAATAGGTTGTCTTTGAAACTGAAACTCCCCACTAGGTTGGGTTGTTGGTCTTTTTAATGCTGTAAGACTTATTCTTGCCATTTTATTCTCCAACTAAAGCATTTAACATTCTATTTACATCAGTCCTTTTACCAGACCAGAAACTGGAATAACCAAGACTGTCCGCTACTTCTTTTAAATCTTCTATTGAATACGCATTTAAAATTGCGTCCTTTATTTGTTGATTAGAGGCATTACCACTTCTAGCTTGTTGTATTCTATCTCGTAGTCCTTGAGCAGTAAGTCTATCACTTGATGGTTGACCTCCGCCAGTACCACTAACATCAATTTCATCTGGTAGATTCTCTAAAGTTCCGCCAGTATTAAAATGATTTTGTACCTCATTAGCAGCTGCTTCAAGCTCTTCTGAAGTAGCGTTTGGGTTGCTATTCATTATGGTAGTTGCCATTTCCTTTGACATACCAGCTGGTGGTGTCCAATCGTATAAATTTTTAAATTGAGTTGTTTCATTAGTACTCATTGGGTCGCCTGTGTCTGTGATAGATGGTGTGGTTGTCTTTCTTCTAGACAGGTTTTCTGCTACTGCATCTACTCCTGCTTGCCAATTACCGAAATTAACTTCAGCACCAGTATCTGTATTACCTACATTTCCTGGGTTAAATGTTCTTGCACCCTTACCTGCTGTGCCAAAACTACTATCTTGTTCCATAATGGCCATCATAATCTCCCAAGACACACCATGCTGTTCTGCTGCTTTGCTTATCATTTCGCCCGTAACAGGACTACCAGAGGCTTTTGATTGGATATACTGATCCATTTGTTCAACACTAGTCATCTGACCCATGTTACTAAGAATTGATTTTATTCTAGCTTCGTGATTGGGATCTGTAGCATAAGTACCAATATCATAAGATTGACCACCCACATCAGTTACTACGTTGATAGAGGTGGCTCCTTCAATTGGTGAGTTCTGGGCCAAAAGATTTATCGCATCATCTAATGATTTAACCTCACTAAATTGAGATAAAACTGCTACATCTGGAGTTTTTCCAGCACTCAACATAGCATTAACATATTCTATCTTTAATCCCAAAACTTGTTTTTGAGTATTCTTTTGTTCACCCAATAAACCTTGTTGATTTTGTAAATCTAATTGAATTTGAGCCAAATATCGTTTTTCCTCAGCTTCAACTTGTGGTGCAAGTATGTTTATTTTTCGTATTGTTGAATTATATCTATCTAATCTATCTTGATACCTTAAATCAACTGCCCTATCTGCAGCATTTTGAGCAGCACTCAATTGACCCTGCATAGCTAACAAATCAGATTGAATAAAAGCTGCATCAGCTGTTAAAGCGTTCTTTTGAAGCAGGTATCTTTCATAATTTCTTCCCTGTGCTCCTCTTAATCTAGAAAGTGTAGAATGTTTAGTTTCTTCTTCTTTATTAGCTAGATTATATGAAGCTGTAAGTGCATTAATCTCATTACTCTTTTGTTTAAGTTCGGCTTGTTTTGATAATAACGATTGTCTCAATCGTTCTACTCCTCGCATTTCTTCTTGATTTAATTGTGCAACACCCCTACCTGTTAATGAATCTGGATCTAAACTTGCTATAAGAGCATTGAGTGTTGCAGAACTTTCTGTTTCTGGTATCTCTCCAATTAAAAGCTGTTGTAACCTATCTATCTCGGTTTGAGTACTTGAAATAGTAGAATCAAAACCACCAGCTACTGTATCAGCTTCAAATGTAGTTTGAAGCTGATCATCACCTATATCTATAGGTTGTTCAAAGGACATTGTATCAGATGATATGATATTATCATCAAAAGTCCCACCTAGTGTCCATCCCTGACTAAATAAATTGTTTGCTTCTTGAGAACCAGTTGCTACCCTTCTTACTTCTCCAGTAGGGCTTGTAAGTGTGGCTGGTTGTCTAAAAAAGAGCCTTGGATCGTCTGCTGTTGGAGCACTAATGAAATCACCAAATTCACTTTCAGCAATTCCAGCGGCCGCTAGTTCTTCACGTCTTTGCTGTAATGCAGCTTCATTGGGAATATAAATTCCTTGACCAACAATAGGTTCTTGAGAGGGAGATGTAGGAGGTAAAGGAGGAGGTGAAGTAGGAGTTGGCGTAGTAGGAGTATAAGAATATCCGAAAGTTTGTGTAGCATAATCTACATTTGCTTGGTCTGTTTCACTTCCAGTTCCAGCTGCTATACGAGCCGATGCTATATCAAGCTCCTGTATTTGTTGTTGTGTTAATGGCATATTATTATCGATAATTTAATTCATATCTTATTTTTAATGTAGAACCTAATCTATTTTTAATTGCGATTCCTGAACCTGCATCATATATACAGAACTTTGCATCCGTATCCGTGTTAACTGTATTGCCAGAATTAGCTATTAAAGTTACTACTCCAGCTGATGTCCATGTAAATTGTCCATACTCTTGATTATCTCCTATCATTGCGAATCCCCAACCTATACTACCTGGTAATATTAGAATCTCTGCATCATCAGCTAAATCAACTGAATTTTTTATTGTTGTTATTTTTCCAGCAAAAGAAGTAAATCTCTCTTTAAAAATTTCTTGATCAGTTGTTAAATCAGATATACTTTTTCTTCTAATAAGTAAATCTTGTTCATCCGATTGTGTTTCTGGTAATTGTGTTAATATTTCTTCTTCTACTATAGGAGGATCTAGCTTATCCTTTTTAGGTTCTTTAAGTTTTTTTTCTGTAAAAGGTTCTTCTAATTTAAATTGGTTTTTCAATGGGGTCATAATGTATTTTTATTTGTCTTATTGGCACTGGTCTTGTTCCTGACCAATATATTCTAATCTGAACATAAGTTGTTTCTATATTAACATTCCTTCCAACTGTCTTTTCTGTTATAGCTCCATCAGTAGCAAAATTCATAGAACTTAAATTATCAGCAGTATTATCAGATGAAACATAAAGAGACGGTTGAATTATATCTCCTGCTTGTAATACATCACTTATAATTTCTACCTTTGTTATCTTTGAATTTGATGGTAAATAATATTTATTACTTCTCCAAAGTTTACCCGATTCATTTGTTTCTGTATCTATATATCCAAAAGAAGGTGCTGATTGTGGTCCTTTGCCAATGGCCAATGAATCAGCTCCAAAATATTTAATCATATTTATACGTGTAACACCACCAGTATATGGATAATAAAAAACTCTATTCCCCCTAGGATAAATTTTTCCATAGGCTAATACATCATCTACTTCTGTTATATACAATGTATCATTATGAGAAGTTACTTTATGTGGGTGTATTATTTCATCTATATCATAGTCTATATTTAAAGTTCTGATATGTGTTATTCCACTACCATTAAAAAAACCGAAATTCTTTCCATAAAACACATAAGTAATTCCACCAAGATTATAAAATGCAGTTACTTTTTCGTTTACTCTAATTTCTTTATTTGGAACTGGATTAACTCCATCATAAATTAATATTTTTGTTTTTCTGCTTCCACCAGCAGTCACATTAAGTCCATCTTGAACAGCTACCAACATATCACCAGTTTGTTCAGAAATACCAATGGCTGTAATATAATTATTATATCCAAAATCTACATGATCTTCGACTCCAGCTGAACCATCCCAATAATGAAGAGCAGATTTGTCTCCTATCCATAATTTCTTATCAAATTCAATCATTGGATGTGAAAATCCATTTTCCAACACTGCTGTTCCAGCAACGGTTGACCACCAATCTTCATCAAGAGCTCCCAGATTATTAGTTAATTTTGCAATATCTGTTTTTGAAGTTACGAATATATCAGTTCCAAAATAAGCCATATCGGTAATACCAGCTTCATAATTTCTTGCTCCAGAATCAGTTTGTTCAAGGGTTGGTTCATTTCCTATTGCATTCCATTTATAAAAATTAGCATTATTACCAGCTGGTTTAGAAACAAAATATAAAAGATTTGGACTAAGGGTAGCACCATCTGAAACAGAGGCTATAATTTTATTATCTGTGGCAAGATTACCAGCTTCATTAGACATTTCTGTATAAAGAAACCCACTGGTCATTTTACCAGGATATATCTTAGGATTATTTACTTTATCTTCTGGACTAAAGCCAGCATCTGGTAAATCATCTGTAAATGATACACCCCTTACAAATTCTTGTGCTCCTATTGTTATTACTCCCATATTATTTAAAAAGTCTTTGTTTAGTAGTTATTCTGGGTCTAATTATTGGTGCTCTATTAGCATAATATTCTTCACATTCTTCAAGTTTTTGATCTAATAATGCCTTGAAGTTTGAGATGCGTCTATTTTGTTCCGTTTGAATAGAATAATCTAAAGCAGCTCCATATACCATACCAATATGTAAGAATTGTGGAAGATTTGCTACATCTGCATCGGCAGATAAATCAGTAGCCTCTTTACTATAATAAACCTTTAATCCATTGGTTACACTAAATTCTGGTAACCAGTTAAAAAATATAGATTCATCATACAACCTAACTTCGTAAGCAGAATCAATGGTATCACTAGCATCTTGTTGATTTGTCAATGCTTGTGGAATATTCGCTATATCAACTATCTTTAGTTTAGTCCATTGATTCTCAGTAGCACCAGAACTTAAATTAGCCTCTATTGATTTTATAGTAAGTAAATCAGTAGGAAATAAATACTCTCTTTGGTTAGCTACTATATTTGCAGTGGCAACTTCACCAGATACTTCCCAACCAATATTAGCCATTATAGCCTTAACTATAAAGTCATGGTAATAGTTATTTAGAGCTATCTTTTGATTTGCCGTAGAATATTCTGTAGTAGATATATTGCCCAAGAGTAACATTAATTTTGTTTGTTGTTCTAGGAATGTCATTTTATTTATTATTAATTATCGTTTACTCCACGTTGTAATGGGTTTTGTTCTAGTTGAATAAGAAGTTGATGGTTCAGTTCTGTCAGTCCAAGAAGTTGATGGTTTGGTTCTTTTTGTCCATGAATGAAATTTTAAGATTACTCCAGATAAAACAAAACTTCCAGCACTCAAAATCAACGTTCTACCCCTACCCAATATAACAGCAACACCAGTAAGAGCAAAAGAACCAACAGAACAAACTAATGTATTTGCAACTGGTGGAATATCTGTAGAAAATGATGCTGAATTTGGATTAGACAAATCATTATCATTGGTAGTTTCATCTAATAAACTATTATTTAATTTCCAATAAGCTACTAAACCTGCTTCATTACCAACTAACTCAGTTTTATAATTATCTGATATTTCCGTTGATGTTCTAATGTCATTCCAAATTCTAACATCATCAATTTTACCATCAAAATAATCTCCAGAAGTTTCTGATGCCCTACCTATTGTAAGTAGAGAACTATTATCATCTATCACTGTTTCACCACCAGATTGTTGTGTTCCCTGTTGTGAGCCATTTACATAAAAATCTGCTGTTCCAGCACTTAAATCATAAGCAACTGCAACGTGATACCACACACCATTATCTGGTTCAAATGTAACTGAAAGTACTGTTGTATTGGCAGCTGTTCCATCTGAGGAGACAGCAACACCAAGAGTTGCATTACTAGCAGAAAATGAATAAGACCTCTTATCTACTTCATCTACTTTAAACTTTGCTATTACCGCTTCATTCGCATCAACTGATTCAAATTTAACCCAAGCCTCTATTGTGAAATCAGAGGAAAGTGATAGAGTTGCACTATCTGCGGCTGATAGATAATGACTACTATCTTCTTCTAAATCGATTGAATGTGTATTAGCTATAGGTCATCACCTCCTTAAGATTATGCCCCCAAGTTATAGTTTTACTTGGCATATCTCTATTAAATGTTTTCTTACAAATAACACACTCTTTCTTTATCTTGCCACCTTTATAAGTCATTTTATGCTATTGTTAATACTCCGTTTGTACCATCAAAGTCCAAAGTAAGTGTATTACCATCTGCTAACGTTAAAGCAGAACCATAATCATAATAACAAATAAGCTCATCGTTTGCTGCTGTGTCATTATAAATATAAATATATCTAAACGTTGCAACCGATCCACCACTGGCACTCAATGTTAAATCAGTTAATGTTAATTTATAAGTTCCACTACTTACAGCAGAAGACGCTGTGGTAATATTTCTTGAAGATAAATTTGTATAAGAAACTTCTGTTACATTAGCCAATACTCCATTACCATCAGCAGTAGGATCACTACCTTCAGAACCAGGAGCAGTATTAGATAATGCTACTGTTAATTGATCTGAACTTAGATCATGTTTTTTTTCTGCCACATCTTCTACAAAATCATTTATTTTTGTAAATGTTGCCATATTTTTTTAGTTAATTAATTTTCTCTCCAATATGTCCAACTTTGATAGTTGGATCGGCGAATGTTTTAATATTAAATTTCTTTGCGTTCTCACAAAAATACCAGTCTTCCCCCAATTTACATTGTCCAGTAGGATGGTATTCAAATTGAAACCAAGGTCTTTTAATTTTAAGGAATATACTGGTTTTAATTAAAATTATCCCAGTTCCAGTAGCATGGCATTCAAATACATCTTTATATTTTGGATCTTTATTCTTTTCAAGATTAACATAATGAGTTTCATCTATTGCTTTCATACGGTCTAAATCACATCTTGGGTGATAAGCTACTCCACAAATATCTTTATCGTTTGAAATAAGCTTATCTAAGGTATCAGGTGGAAAAGTCATATCATCATCAATCATTAACAACCATTCAGATTTGTTATTCAAAGCTTGGACTACAATGTAGTTCCTGTTCTCGGCAATAGTATATCCATGCTCAGGACAAATAAGGTGTAAATTATATTTACTAGATACTTCAGCTATTAATTCCAATAAACACTGAAATGTTTCTGGCTGAAATCCTCTATTAGTGGGTACAGCAATCGTAATTTTGGTTTTATCTTTTGTCATAAATTTTATGGCATTTATAGCAACGTGGTTGATAATCGTCCAAATTCCTTTTATATTTATGGTCTTTATTTGACCAGTCTCTTGCTTGTTTACCGCAATCAACACATTATGGTTTGTGTCCTTTTTGAAACCCCATTTTACTAATTGATGGATGATCTTCTTTTGTTAAACCCTTATTCCAAGGTTTTTTGCCTTTCATTCTTTTTGAATGTTCTAAATTTGAACCTAATTTTTTACCTTTGTTCCATACAGATTTTACTCTTTTATAAACTCCTTTTGGCATAATATTATATTTAATAATTATGCCTTAATTATATCATCTTCGCTATCGTATATCAATATTTGAATGAACCTATATGTTTAATATCTAATGATGCGTCAGCAAATACCCTATATCCTGCTTTTCTTGCATCTTCACAAAATATCCAATCGTGAGACCTCTTAACACTTCCGTTCTCATTCCACTCGTACTTAAACCAAGGCTGTTTTAAATGCTTAAAAACCTCACATTTAATAAGCATTGCTCCTGTACCAATAGCAGCTACTTCAAATACTCCAACTCTCTCATCTTTCGGAATCTGCTTATCTGGTAGAAGTTCATAAACATAGTCTTGAACCTCGTATTTAGTTAGATAAACCCCTCCTATAATATCTTTATTGGCCTCTAAAAGCCTTTCTAAGGCGTTTTCAGGTAATATCATGTCATCATCTACAAAAAAGAGATAATCACACCCAGAATTGACTGTTTTTGCAGCAATCCAATTTCTATTCTCAGAGGTGTTATATCCCCTAGTAGATACTAGAATCTCGAACTCATAATTTGAATGAGCTATCAAATTCATTATTGAAGCTGCTGTCTTAGGTTTTATCAACCTATTTGTAGGCATTCCCAAAGCAATTTTTAACATAACGGGTAGGGCAATCCTTTTAGTGAATTACCCGCCCTATATATCAACAATTAAGCAACGTTAATATCCATAAAAAATTCAGCTAGTTGAGCTGGGAAGTTAGTACCATAATCTACACGAGATACGATACCAAGTCCTGACAACTTAGCTGGATCTTCAATGAATTTAGCTTTACCGTAAGTACCTTTTAAGATACCAATTTCTGCCTGTTTCTTAATACCAGCGAATACATGATTAGCGGTATGAGAGTTTGACAGATAATGGTCAACACCCATATAACGGAATGCTTTTTGAACTGGAATACCATTCTTTAAGCTAATATCGGCTTCTGTGAAACCATTAGCTTGAACAAATGCTTCTAACAATTCAAAATCTTCTGCTCTCCATACAATAAAAATACCGTTCTCAACTGCTAAATCAACACCATTATTTTCATAGAGTTTTCTCTTGATAGCACGAATAATGTCATCAACATTAGCTGCTGAAACAGTAATTTGAGATGTATCATCATCTCCTGTATTAGCTAAGTCAGTTACACCAAAATCTTTCCATGATGCATGAGTAGCCAAGATAAGAGTTTCAAGAGCTTCATCGATCTTTTTACCTTGAAAATCAGCAATCTTCATCTGATCAGCATAGGTTTGCTGGTAACGATCTGCTTCGTCAATAAACATAGGAATAACTTTGTAAGTACTTATAGTTAATGTATCAGCAGTCAAAACAAAGTCTTCATAATTATAAGCAGTACCACGAGTACCAGTAACAACTGACGGTTCGGTACTCATGTAAGAATTTACAATAGTACGAATATTTGAATACATTACTTTAAGCACATCCTTCCATGTAGTAGGAGTCATAAGACGTTTACGCATTCGTTGCACGTAATCATGCTTGTTATAAGTGATTGTATTTGCCATTCTGATTACTTTCTATTTTAATTAGCAACCAGACTACGACCTTACCAGATTAATTATGTAAATCATCAGAGAACATATTATTCTCCTTATCAGCTTTTAATCTAGCGTCAATGACTTCATTGGCTAGTTTAGTATCTGATGGGGTTATATAATTTCCGTCTTTATCTTTTCTATCGATCCAATAATCGACAGAACCTTTATTGCCCCCTGCTTTACTTTTCCCGCCTTCTGGCATACCTGATTCAGCTTCACGCTGGTCTTTAGCGTCTTTAAGTTGAGCTTTGATATGCTTCATGTCTAGAATATCTCCAGCAGGTAGTTTTAATCTTGCCATTTCATCCTTAATTAACTTTTTGTCATCAGGAGTTTTAATGTCTCTACCTTCAAGAAATGCGTCTAGTGCATAATCTGGTTCGTCTGGTTGTTTTGCTTTAGGATTTTTGGGTTTAGTATCTGGTTTAACCTCTTTAGGTTTCTCCTTCTTCACCCATTTACCATCTTTACGTTCAAATCCTTCAGCCTTCTTTGCTCTTGCATGTAACTGTTTATTACTTTTATCAAGAACAGCTGCCTCTTTCTTTAAAGTTTCCTTTACTTCAGAGACATTTTCATCGTTTAGAGAGTCGATGGTCTCATGTAAATTTGCCATATGTTTGTAAGCGAGTATGACCCCGCAATTAATGTCAGGTTAAGAGCCTGACGCTCTAATTAAATATTAATATCTTGCTGGGTAACAATTTGCTAGTAATGAACCAGTTAAATTATGGCCACTACCTTTTACAAATGAATCTGTAGATGTTGCATCAATGGTTTTAAACCAAGCAACAATAGATGTTCCATTAGTCAAGTTGAACTCAGTAGTTGTTGGAGCACCATCAGAACCAACAGTATAATAACTTCCAGGATTTCCCCAATTTGTCATATCATTGAAAAGATTAGCGTCAACATCAAATGTATTAGCAGCAGTTGTTGAAGCTATTAGAGTTTCTGTTGTGGTATTAGTCCAACTTGGACTTGAAGATATTTTAGTTGTTGTTCCAACACCATAACTAAATGTCCAAGTACCAGTACCTGTTAAAATTGGTAATCGTACATTATCACATATCAACGTTTTTCCAGTAGTATTAGTCCAATAAGCAACTGATGCTCTTAAATCCCTAGTAGCATCTTCTTCAGCTACGTTAGAAGTAGAAGTAGGAGGAACACCAATTGGTTGATTAACCCCAATTCCTAACATTTGTTGATGAAAAATGACATCTTGATAAATATCTCCACCTGGGAACGCCCCAAATTCAATATCAGGTGCTTCAACAGACTGTGCCTCAGATTCATAATAGTTATAGTCACCTTCTACATTTACGTTATTAGATACTGAATAAGCGTATATACCAGTTCCAACAGCTAATATTGCAATCAATGCGATGACTACGTAAAACACCCCATTATTTTTTACTCTTAACAGTTTTTTTATTTTCTTCATCTTTTTTCTTGTTATCTTTTTTAGTAGAGGTTCGACTACTTCCTCTTTTTTTCACTTTTTTTTCTCTTTTCTTCCTAACTCTCTTTTTTCTCTTTTCATTATCCTCCAAAGCATCCTCTCGTATTTGATCCTTTAAAGACGGCATTCTAGCCTCATGCATTTTTGACATATATTTTTCTTATTAATTATCTATAAGATATGGTTGATGTTCCTGTCCCAGCAGTTATGACATCTAGATATAACCCATCTGTATAAATTACATCAAAGGTGTAAGTTCCAGCAGCCAAACTAGCTGGTACTATTCCAAGTAAAACTGTTGATGTGGCTACATCTGTATTAGCTAATGAGTTTGTTGCATTTAAAAGCCAATACTCTGCAGTTCCTGCTTCAGTAATAATTACAGACCCAAGAGTTCCCCAACCCTCACGAATTAAACCATCGGCTAAATTCATATCAGACGGTGTAGAAGTAGCTGTATATTCATTTCCAACAGTTACACCCTGAAATGTTTGGTCATCGCTCTTCAGATTAAAGAAATATACCCCAGCTACAACTAAAGCAATTACTATAATCCAGAGCAATATAATATTTAATTTCATACTATTTTCCTTTATTAGTTATTTTATTGCTCGACCTTTGTATTTTATAAGAGCTTATATCTTCCAATGCGCCCTCTATCAACTTTTCTGCCTCTATATTCGCTCTGTACTTTTCTCCTAAAATATTATTATCGTTTTGTGTATCAATATCAGGTTTATTCTTCTCAATTCTTTCAGCTATAACTTCCTCTAAAGCCTTTAACATTAACTCATCTTCGGCTAAAACTCTTAATTTATCTTTTAATACTTCATTCATTGTATTTGTCTTTCTTTTTCTGTTTTAACTGCTCCTTGTCCTAAATCCTTTATAGCTCCTGTTCCTCCACCTGGTTGTGGAGCTAGAGCAGGTGCGGGAGCTATAGTAATTGGATTTAAACCAGCACTTTCTAGTATTGTATTAAGTAATTTACCCATTTCAGAGTCTTGTCTTAGCTGAGGAGTAGCTAAATACTGACGTAGAACATTAACTAACTTATCTGTCAATAGAGCCAGGTTCTTCTGCTTACCTGCGATATTAGTCATTACTGATAACTCTAAGTTCTCCATTTCACCCTTTAATATCTTAAAAAACCGCTTACTGCCTTGTTTAACAATATCTTGTCTAACTTGATCTTCGTATAAAGCAACTAGCTCATCATTAGCAGGATCTAAAGCAAAAACACTATTTTTCTTAAATTGGTTTGTTTTGTGAGTTAATACTTTTTCAACAACTTGTTCCATCTCATCAGCTGAAAGTTCCTGCATAAACGTTTGTTCTTTGACTATTTCTGTTTGGAAATAAGGTAAAATCCAATCCCTATAAAGCTCATCCATGAATACAGCTAACTTACCTTGTCTATACTTATGAAGTCCTTTACCTTCAATTTGTTGGGCTTCGTAAAGCTTAAACGGAGTACCTGATGATGGCTCTTCACCTAATAACGGCTCTGGTGCAGCTCCTACTAACTGAGCATGTTGCCAGAAACGATCTACTGAATCATTAAACACCTGTAAATTACGAGGATAAGTATTTATTTGTTGGATTGTTCTACCTTCTTGTAAATCTAATATCTGGTTATTCTCTACGTCATTAAGGTTACTTTTTGATTTAAACTTTGGATCATCTGACCAAAGAACATTCTTAGCAGCAGCATCTAACATCTCTCTGATTTTAACTTCATCCCAATTAGTCCAAGTCTGAGCTTCAAATAGTTCCTCAACTCCACCTCTACCCAATGCACGATTCTTAACTTCGTCTCGTTTAATAAATTTAAAAGGAAGTTTAGGCATTTTCTTACGGAATAAGGTAACTCCAGCCTTTTGACCTTCTGGCTTCATGTATTCAGCTACTACTTGGATTTGAGGTACGTCCTTCTTGCTTTCATTAACTATATCTTCGTCATTAAGCCATTCTACGGGCAGATTACCGTGTATCTCATAAACCTTAACAACATCCTTATCTTCTTTCTTTACTAATTGAATAAGGGCTTCTATGTCTATGTCAGCTCCTTCGTCTCCCCATCCTAGCTCATCAGCACGTTCTCTAAGTTCACTAAAGCTCATTTCATGCATTATCCCAAATGGATTATCTAAAATACTGTGCTGATTACAGAACGCTAAACTTCTAAGATCAACTACTTCAGGCTTAGCTTTCTTTGTTTTACGGACTAAAGCACCACCATTAGATCCATAACTCTCTACCATTTCGTCTATAAAAGTATCTATTTCATTAGCTAAAGCCCATGTTATGTGATATTTCTTAACTAATAAAGACTTAAAATATTCATCTGGGTTGTCCACGTACAACTCAATATCCTTTACATCAAAGCCTTCTGTGCGAAATTGAATATTAAGAATAGGGAGTACAATATTCTTAAACGGCCTTAAATCCCTATTATCATTGTCATCAGAAAACTGACTATTCAAGTATAGAAAAGAACGTCTTAAATGGTCTCTCATATTCCAATCCCAACCCTCTTCAATCTCTACGGGTTTACCATATTTCGTTTTTTGATCAACGATATAATCAAATACTGTTTCCATATATTTATAATTTACACAAAAAAAGTCCCACTACTCTCTGCCGTCTCGCGAAAAGCAGAGTGTTGCGAGACTTTTTATATATATTTGGACAAAATTTATTATTCATAGCTTTATTCTTAATAATTAAAGAACAAAGCTTTTTACTATGTTAATTTACTTATTTAATCTTTCAGGTATATTAGTTTTATTATCACCATCTAAAAGATACTCTAGGTTTTTAGCCCAGTAAGCTTTTACTATCTTATTTGCTAAAATCTTACGAATTAAAGGCATGGTCATAAGATGCTCATGCTTCTTAGACCCTTTATAAACAGTAAGTATGCCCTTACCCTTTATTTGATCCCAAGTTAACTTTAGGCCTTCCAGTGCCTTCAACAGGGTCTGTCCCTGAGATTCCCACTTCTGCGTCAACACTTCCAGCACTACTTTGTACTTCGGTTTCTTTATTGAGTCTTTCATAGCTTGTTTCTAAAAACTTCTTAAGTCTATATAATGTCCAAAGTGATACCTTTGGCTTTTTTAATACGTCATGTAATCCCATCCATTGATGGTCTTTTTTACCTGTAATCTCAATAGAATCCTCTGTATCTGTAACTATAATGTCTAGGTATATCATAATATTTTCTTTAATTCCTCTACTTTTTTTGGATCATCCATCCAATTATCAGCCTCTTCGCTATCTCCTTTTGCTTTCTTCCACTCAGCTAACTTCTTAATTAGTTTAGGATTGGTAGTATAAATGGTTTTTCCTACTGCTTTTGATACTAATTCATCAACTTTAGACGTTCTTTTAGCTAAAGGTCTATTCATATCAGCAAGAGTAATCACATCGCTTCCTTCTTCAAAATATTTATCGTCTGACATACTATTTTAATTTTTTTACTTTTTTAATACAAACTTTAGGTATTGACATAACTTCTGAAACTTGTTCTATTTTATCATCTTCACCCACAACCATTGACTGAGCTATACTAATGAATTTATCAGTCTCCTTTATGAAAAATCCAACTGAAACACTGTGAGCGTTTTCTGTTTTGTTTATCTCAAATAGAGCCTCATCTAAATCCCTCCAAGTAGTATCGTTATTAGCGTCTATCCACTCAATTTTGATTAACTGACTTTGCTTCATCTACCCTTATTAATCATTTTTTGTTTACTTTGTGGCTTTAACTCGTCTTCAAACACTCTATCCCAATAATCTTCTTCTTGTTTTAACCGCCCAAGGGTTTCCATAGCATAACGAATAGCATCCATACAGTGATCGTTTCCTTTAATGGGTTCGTTTGGTTGAAGATATTTACCGTTTTTATCTGTTGCCCAAAGATAGTTTCTGTATTCTTTAATCAAATTTATTGACCTTTTAGTAACTGAAATAGGTTGATCTTGAACTAACTGTACACCCTGACGTACTGAATCTTTACCCTTTTTGCAAGGAATTATATTGATTCCATAGACTTTTATTTCGTCTATTGACTTAGGTTCAGCTGAATCTGCTATTACTAGACGATCTTGTTGTTTATCATTTTCAAATATCTGCTTAAGGGTATCTACTATATCCTTATTAGACATGCCCTTCTTATATACTATTTCATCAAATATCCACCTACCATTACAGTACCATATCGCTACTATTGCCGTGGGATCGTTAGTATAACCAAAGTCTAAACCATACCTTTCTAACCTTGCTTCTTTAGGAATATCATCAATTAAGTCCCAATTAGTATAAATGCGTCCTTCAATATCACCTAATTCGCCTAAACCATAGACTTTCCACCAGTTTTTGTTCCACTTATGACTCTCTATTTCATCGATTATTGTCTGTGAAAGAGCATTTAGACAGTCTTTATAGGTTAAAGTGATGAAATCTATATCGTCCCGCTTATTAAGCATATCTGTATAAAACCAGAATTCATGGGTGGGATTCCAATCTAACCAGATTATCTTCTTGGTACGAGTAATAAGCTGATCTACTATCTCGTAATCTAGGTTATTTGCTTCATTTACAAATAAAATGTCCCGTCTAGGGCCGTGTGCTTTACCAAATTTATCAAAAGAAACAAACTCTAATATGCTTTTATCCTTAAAAGTATAAGTACTTGTAGTCTCGTTCCACTTACTATCATCCCAATATCCGTTAGAAACCATTATATTCCTAAAGTCTCTAATAGCACCCAGTTTAAGATGAGGTACACTTTCAGCAACTACTGTCATTATTTCTCCTTTTCCACTTTGTCCTCTATCTATTAACCAAATCAGTGTACTTATAGTCTTTGAAGCTGAAGTTCCACCAGAAACAGCTCTAATCCTCTTCTTTAGACTGAATATCTTTTTTGTTGCTTGAGTATCCTTGAATTGACTGTCCTGCATATATTGGTATTATCTTTTCACCTTTACTTGTTAGGTCTTGTTCATACCTGTCCTTATAATTTTCTTTAAAGGCGTTTTTTAAATAAAAAATAGCTCCAGTACAAGCGGGTTTATTCAGTCTTTCAATCCAGTATTGTTCTATTCTATCGTCTATTTTTTTTATGGTGTCGGAAAACTGATGTCCTTTTTTCTTCCAATCACAATAAGTATCTCTACAAATAGCTAAAGTTAGCCTAATTCCAGCTTTATTTGGTACTTCAGCTTTACTAAAGTAGTCTTCTATTTTTTCTTCTAGTTCCTCTAGGGTGTATTTAGCCATATAAAAAAGAGGTACAAAAAACTACCTCTGATTACTAATAAATCTGTAAATAAAGACATTATCCTTGACAAACATAAGAATAATTACGTTAATAATATCTTTATATTACCACACTTTTGTTAATAGTGCAAATACTTTTCCACAATCTCTTTATAATACCCTATATTTACTTTTATTGTTTGTTCTTTTTTTGCTTTTAGTCTTTCTAGCCACTCTTTACCTTTCTTTTCGTTTATGGCGTTATGTATTTCTGGGTTTCCTTTATGATGAAGAAGGTGACATTTGGCTTTATACAGGAGGTCAGTGGGTTAATACAGGCAATATTTCTGAACTTCAATAAAAAGTGTGATTAATTCTACATATTCTTTACTTAGAAGAAAGAAAGCATAACTAGCTATAAGTGCTATTAGTGATAATACATAATACATTATTCTTTTAATTCCTTTAAGACAGCGTTTAAAGCTGTTTTTAAATTATTTAACTTATATTGTAACTCTTTATTATTAACAGGCTCTGAGAGGCTTATTTTAGCGTTTTTATGCATTATATCCATTAAGTCGTAAAGTGATAGCACTACATAGGGTTCGGGGTTTATATCGCTTGATTTGGGGTATTTAAAGGCAAGTATCTGAATATTAGCATCATTGCTTTGTCTTTTTATTTGTTCTATCCATTCTATTATTACTAGATTTTTATGATTTTTAGCTTCAATCATCCAATCTAATTGTGGACATCTAACATCTGCTTTATCTAATCCAGCTCCTGAACCAAATACTCGATAAGTTTTAGAATCTAAATTTTTTAATTCTTTTACTAAGAATTTTTCAAATTCAGCACCTTTTTGTTTCTTGGTTTTATTTTTCATTTATTCAATATCTAAAACCCAAATTGGATCATAAGTATAACCATTAGAATTGACTTGAACAAAATAGATAGTTCCTTTTCCTTCTGTTTTTACAGTATGGTAAGTAACATAATTATTTTCGTAGATTCTTTTACCATTATCTCCTTCAAAATAAGCATAACCAAATTGAGAAGTTAGAAAATTATAAGTATTAGTTTTAATTATTTCTGAACTGACCATTGGTTTAAAATACGCATTACCACCTCTACCTCTTAAAACTGAACTAGTTGGTTCTACTGGATATGGTATTACTGGATCATTTGGTGGTGCTATAATGTGATGCTCGATTAATCTTGCTGTTCTAGCTGAAGCCATAAATGGTATAAGCATTAAAGCTAGAATTAAAAGTACTTTTTTCATAGTTTTATTTTTAAATAATAAATTAGTCCGATTATTATAAGTATAGCAAATAAACTAGGTTTAGCCAGTATAAAAGACAGTATAGCCCTAGGTGCTTCTATAAATAAGCCGTGTAAGATGTTTTTCATTACAATAATCCTTTTTTAATTCTTTTCATAAACTTTTTTTAATTATCTTAATTATTTATTTAAATCGCGTGGCTATTTTCTATTGAATCTTTTGTTACTTTACCACATTTTTTGCAATAAATAGTTACTCTGGTTGCTTGCCATCTTGTTTTATATTGATTTACTTTTTTTGTAGTTGTTTCCAAGTTATTTGTCTTTTCATATTTTTATTTTAATTTTTTATTTATCTTATCTCTTACCTTTGTCCAAAAATCTCTTGAAATTTTGGTGGAGCAATCAATATCTCCAGATTTCTTATTATTACATTTTGAACACATTGTTTGTATATTTTTCTTACCAACATTTTTTTTGAAGTTTATTCCAAGCTCTCTAGTTCTTTTATAAGCCCACTTGGGTATTATATGATCTTTAGTTAAATTATCAGTTGAATTACATCTTACACATTTCATCATACTTCTAATTGAAAATTACTTTTTATCTTGTCATCTAATATTTCTTTGTCAGATTGAGTGTGATGAGTTATAGATAAAGTTTTAGTATTCCCGCAGATATTTTGTCTAAAACTACTATGGCTTTGGCAGGGCGGACTACTCCAAATAAAATCAAATTCTTTACCTACTTCTTTATAGGTAGCACCATTAATAAACATTTTAACTATTTTGTAATTTCTTTTGTTCATAATAGAGTTTGTTGTTTAAGTCTTTCTTCCGCAATTTTGCAGTATTCTTTGCTTATATCAATTCCTATATATTTTCTACCTAATTGATAAGCCATTTTAGTAGTTGTACCGCTTCCATTCATAGGGTCTAATACCAAATCTCCTTTATTACTCCAACTTTGTATATGGTCTGATGCTAATTTTTCAGGAAACATAGCAGGATGTTCATAGGCATTTTTATCTTTTGTAGTCAACATAAAACCAGTATCATACTTCCAAACATTAGTTCTTTGACTTTTTTCTGGGGATATGTTTTTTCGTGGGTATGTTTTCCCATCTTTTTCTCTAACTGTTTTTGTTTTAAGTTTTCCAGTAAAATATGTATTTACCCTATCTTTTATTAAATTAACAGTTTTTGGTTTACGCTTACTCAAAATAAACATATATTCAAATCCATTAGAATATCTATTTTTATGTGGTAATCCACCATTGGTTTCATAAATCATTGTATCAAATAAGCTAAACCCAACTTCCTTAAAATAAAGTGCTTGCTTAAAACTTGTTCCTGTTTCGCTCCCATTTATAGTAGCGTCTCTAATTACCCAAACTACTACCCCACCATCTTTAACTACTCTAAATAACTCTTTAGCTATACCTTCAAAATCAAATGAATAACCCTTATAATCTCTTAAATTATCATAAGGTGGTGAGGTAACTACTAAATCAACACTATTATCAGGCATATTCTTCATTACCTCTAAGCAATCTCCTTGTATTATTTTATTTATAAAATCTTTTGGATATTTCATAAACTTTCTTTTAATTATCTTAATTAGTTATTTTTTGAGCAGTCTGATTTTCAGGTAATTTATCTCTTCTTCTACGCCACATGTCTTCTAAAATATAAATAGCGGCAATGATCATCGAACGAATTTCTTTTTGTTTTTCATAATCCCACGCTTCAATTCCACTAATACCAAAATCTATTTCTCCGTTTTTATCTTTATAAATTTTTAAATAAGTTTTATCCATACTTAAGTTTCTAATTATCTTATTTCCTTTATATCAAATATATCAATAAAATCCTCGTATTCGTCGCTTGAATCAATTTCATTTTGCATTGCATTACGAGCTTGTTCTTTGGTTCTACAATGAAGGGCAAGTATAGTATTATTATCCCAGTCATCATTAAGAAAAAAAGCTCTTGGTTTGTATTGTTTTGACATAGAATAATCTTAATACCTAGTTTATAACTTTGATACCACTTTTTTTAAGTTCTTTTAATGTTGATTCAGATATTTCTACCTTAACCATTTTTTCTTTATTAGAGTCTAATCCTGTAATCTGTTTAAAAACATCAGCATCAAATTCAGATAAAGAAGCAAGATAATTAATAGCTTCTTGTGGCATATCTTTATAACTTTCTTCAAAGGTTGGAGTGTAAGTTAATTGGTAAACATCAATTTTTGACCAATCTTTTCCAGCTTTATTATATAAATCGTAAGCGTTAGTTTGTTTTGGAAACCAACCATTTAATTTTTTTTGCAATTTATTCCAAACTTCTTGA